TCTGTGTAAAGGTCAATCTTTGTTGCAGAGAACGAGTTATATTGGTTGTAAACAGAAATAGGAGTTCCGCGAGTTCCGTGTAATCTCCCATAACGATCAATAACTTTTGATGTATGTGGGTTTCCATCTGCTTGATAGCGAGCGGTATCAACTACTTTTAGTCGCTTACCCCCGACGTTACGAACGACCACGTTTGTTGAAAATAGCACACGGAGCCGATCAAATAATGATTTTCGTTCAGCCATTATAACTCTCACTTTCTACATTTGTAGTAAGATATATTACCATTTATCACCTGTTTTTATTGTGTATTAGTCCATAGATATAAATATGGATTAGAATAATCTAACGTCATTTTTTAGAGAAGCCAAGTAAGGTCTTCGTTTGGTTTCTTATCCCCAACGTCCATCGTCCAACCAGAATCGGAAAGTGGATTTCTCATATTCGTTGTACTGATTACCGACGTTGTTTTTCTCATATAGTCCAACGCCAACCTTGTTCGCATCATACCTTCTTGACGTAGTTTGAGTGCGGTATCACGAATCCAAAGTCCCATAGCAAATGACATAACCAAGTCATCGTTATATCCTGTTTGAGCTTCGGCTCTACCACCGTTCCAAACGAATACGAACATTTCTTCAGCTAAACGATTTGACTTGATGACTGGTGCACGTTCTCTGAAGTACATCTCATACTTTGATACCACGAGTGGTCTTGTCTTTGATGTCATTGAGAATCCCGGCACCATTTGTGATTTATCTTTGAGGTCATATCCCTTTGGTATATGAACCGATGGGTCTGTATAACCATCTTCTTTGTATGTGTAGTAAAGGTTTGGATAACCACGGTCAATTATTTGTTGGATTACAGCCCAACCGATAGTCGCATTTTCAACTACAAGTAAGGCATCGTTGTATTCGGTTGCCAAAGATACAAGAAGATTTCCGTAAGATTTTGTATCTAACTTACCACGGTATTCTGCGACTTGTTCAATGTTTTCTATGTCCATAATGTGAAAGGCAGAATAATCCTTACCATCACCACGGGCAACGTCAGCACATATCATATATGTCTTATTAGGGTCAGGGTCGTCCCATATCCAAAGGGCACCTTCGGCACCTCTCTTCTCTCTTGGTTCACATACATAAGTTTTCTGATACCAGTCAATTGTATTACCGTCAACAACAGATTGACCCGATGAAAGGAAGTCACCATCACACTCTTGGGCAGCAAGTGCAGGTCCAAGAATGATGTCTTGTTGGTCTCTCCAAGCTTGGTCTCTTTCAGGATGAACCGTCCAGTGAAGGAAGATTGGATTGAAAGCACTTGTTCCTGTCTTTGCATTGACCCATTGTTTATGGTAAAAATTACCAACCCCGTTAGGAGTAGAGTTGATAATTGCAGAACCACCAGTGTTGATTGTAGACTGTGCAGAGGCCCAAATTTCCTCGATGTTATCAATGAAAGCGGCCTCGTCGATGATGAGAAGTGAAAGAGCTTCTGAACGAGCTGCATCAGCAGCAGCTGAAACGGCTTTTATCTGTGAACCATTCTTGAAACGAAGTGAGAGTTTGTTATCTTCTACCACCGCAGTTTTCAACCACGATGGAAGATTATCATACATAACTCTGACCTTCGTTACGAGGTTCTTTGCAGTTTCTTGTTTGGTGGCAATAACGAGAATGTTTTGGTCTGTTTGGAATAACATCAACCAAAGAGAATAACCAGCAATAAGAGTTGAGATACCCAACTGACGAGACTTGAGACAGATATTGTATCGTTCGTTTTGGAAATCTTTTAGAACAGATTCCTGAAAGTCCCACAATTCAAAAAGGATTTTACCACGAACGGGGTGTTGAATCTTGGCGTATTTTCTCATAAAGTATCCCGGATTAGAGGCACACTTTACATATTCTTCTTTGATTATATCCCGTAACGTTTTGTTTTGTTGAACCATTACAATATCACGCCCAAAATGATTGTTGCTACTGTTGCACCACCACCGAACCATATCCACTTATTGTCATACCACTTCGGCATCATAATGTCAATAGTCTCACGGAGTTTCTTATTTTCTTGTTCCATTAGATTGATTACCGTTTGACGGTTTTCTAATTGACTTTCGTAAACAAGTGCTCGTTGTTTTTGTGTACTAACGAGAGTATCTTGTGCAGTGATTATATCTTTTTGCCAACGAATAGTGTCTTTTAGTAATTGGATTTTGTTGGCAAGAGTAAGTATGTTACTTTTTGGCAAACAAACTACTGAGTCTTGTGATTGTCCACTTGATGTAATAACTGCAAGTAGAAATAAAATTGGTAATGTCCATTTCATATCACTCCTCGATGAACTCTTCTAGAAATTTTACCGCCGAATCTGAATGATTGATTGGTGGTGTTTTGTATTTTATAAATGTTTGTTTTACTATCTTTACCGTTTCTTCTTGATGTGTAACGGCAGAATCTAGCAATTGTGCAACTACAAGAATACTGTCATACTTTTGGTGATACTTGTTTACTTCTGCACGAAGTGAATCAGCAATTCTCATGTTTTCTGTTACTCGGTCATCGACCATCATAGAAGAATAAATAGCCATACCAACACCACCGATGGCGATTACTGGTACTAGGATATTCATAATAATGTTCTTTATCATTTACTTACTCGGATTCGTTGATACAAATTTCGCTTTACCACGTCTTGTTGAACCGTGTTTTCTTTTACGAGTTACCGCACTTTTCTTTTGTTTAGAAGACATACGATAGGCACGACCAGCAGGAACACATTTAGGATAGGCACGTTTACCACCCTTACGTTGTTTAGAACCAGCAGACGCACCACAGGCAGGATGACCTCCAGATTTTGTTTTACGAGAGATGTCAACCCACTTTTCCTTGAACCATTTGCGAAGTCCACCAGAAGGTTTTTTTCCTTCCGTTAGAACTTCACGTTTGTATTCATGTAAGACTAATTCTAATATGTGTTTTTGGCATGGTGTCATAAAGATAAATATCAACAGGGTTTAGAATTTTCCGATTGTTTTTTCAATCCATCCTTTGCTTTTTTCAGTTTTTCGCCGGCTTTCAAAAATTCACCATCTGGATCTTTATTCAATTTTTCTTGACGTTCTTTTTCTTTTTTAGAACCACTTGAATTTGGATCACCGGGTGGTTTTGAAAAGTTTATATTTGGAAATGGAATATTCAACATTGAAAACCACGGTATAGGTGGTCCTGGAATTGGTGAAGGAAAGAACGGTATTATTCCGAGATAAACTCCAGCGACTGTCAATTGATGTAATACTAAACTGTTGTATAGTTTACCGATAGCTTGTAGAACAGTGTTCCCTTTTGAGAATGTTTTTGACAAATCAGAATTTAGTGGAACGGGAAGTCCAGGTAGTAAAATTATCGCGCCAGTTGTTGGACCTATGCACGGTGGCATTGGAGGAACTGGTGACATCTTCGCAGTTATCCAATACAAACAATATCCAGTAGCCATTACAAGATATGCTATTTTTGAAACATCTAATAAATCAATCATACCCTGAAGTTTTTTCATACATTTATAAACTTCTCCAAGTTTATTACTTCCAGCTTCCAATAAATCTTTGAATATACCCCCGATCAAACTTTTCAAAATCGGAGAGACAAATAGAAGAGGAGCTGGTAGTGAAGATACCAAACGGTCTATTGTATTATTTACACTTTTTTGAGCATCTTTTACTGCAGTTTTTATTCCAGATTCAGCGGCTTGGATTGCACCACGAATCGTAGATAAAACTTCAGATAAAGTGGATTGTAATTGACCACCATAAAAGTTTATATCAAGACTGAGCTTTACGAATGTTTTTAGAATAGACTTATCTGCGTTCAAAAGTGGTGCACCAAAAGGTGTTGTTGTTTGACCTATGTTTGATAAATGATAGGCATTTACCATAGCGTCTGCCGCGGCATCTCTATCCTTTGGTAGATGAAACTGAAACTGTGGAGTCAGTAATGTTTGGTACAAACCCTGATTCATATATTATGTTTTATCTATTGCACCTTTACCACTCGAAGGCCATCCGAATCTACATGACCAATAACGGGCGGATGTTCTAGGTCCAGGAGTATCACAATTATGTCTTGCACGAAATGACTTACGTCTTGCTGCATTTGATTTCTTTATTCTCATCGTTTTCTTACCACCTTCACCCTTGTGTCCAAAGTTTACTTTTACAACATTACCCTTTGGATTCTTTACATACACAGAGAATTTCTTTGGGCCACCTGGAGTTCTGAATGGTTTACCTAATGATACTTTACGTCCACGGTATTCAGCTTCACCGAGGACTTCTGTTGTTGCCTCTTGAATACCAAAATGTAATTCTGTGATTTTACCACACTCATTTGTTTTATATGATTCAAGACGATAAACAGGATTATTGACCGTTGTTGACTCATTACGATAACCACCACCGGCAGCTTTATACGCTTTTACAAGTGCGGCCGAGGCATAAGCACTCGGCCATACTTTGAATTTTTTCTTTATACGTGACTTTACACTACTGTATAATTTTTTATTAGTAGGTACTGCACGTTCTATAACAATAGATTTTGACATAGTTATTGTCCCTTACGTGAAAACTTCTCTGCGGTTGCAACACCGAGACCAACAATGATAATATACATCAAACCTTCAAAGATAAACTCTGTGATTTGAAATCCCCAAAAAAGATTTGCACCCCATGTAACTAACATGGCAAGTACACATAAGAATGTAACAACTCGTTTTGATGAGACCGATCCGTCAACATCTGAAATCATTGAAGCCAATCCTGACTTTAGTTGTTCAATCACCATAGTTCTCCAATTTCTGAATAAAATCTTCACGAAACTTTTGAAACTCATCTTCAATCTTCTGTAAGAGTTCCTCTTTTGTTTTACCGGTGTCCCATTTTTCAACGTCACCAAATGAATTTACAAATTCTGTTCTTGAAAGTTCTTCTGCAATTACATTTTTATCCTTTTCAGCTTCTGCCAACCATGCCATTGCATTTAGTTTCATTTTTTCTCTTTCATATTCATCCCATCTTCCGTCTATCCTTATCTTATGTTCCATTTCTGTAACACAGTCAAGGCACATACCGTGTAACGCCTTCATTTTGTTATCAACATTCTTTGGCATATTACACGTACAAACTTCTTTCGGGCAATTCTGAAACGTATTGAGATAACCGTGAAGGTCTTGTTGCCAATCCTTTCCTAACTTTATTTTATACCCTTCTTTCTGTTCCCACTCATTACCATCTTCATCCTTCCATCTATCACCAACACTCCTTGTTATCTTTTCTTCCGGTTCTCCCGTATATCCCGTTTGAACGGAAGTTTGAGAAGTGTGTTCTCCTTTTAGAAGTTGTTTGACATCGTTTACACTGTCAATCTTTACCATATACCACCATCGAATAAATGAAACTATTTACTATAATTATGTCTTGAATTTGAAATAACCCAATAATTGGTTTATCGGAGCAAATGCACCCGTTAGTTTATATGTCTTACCGTTGAATGTAAACACAATTCCTTCCAATGGAACTATTGAGTCCATACCACCGGCAGCATCAATTCTCTTCAATTGTTTTTTGAGAACGTTTATATCTTCCAACTTTTTAGAAGATGAGAGAGTTTGTATTGCATTCTTGACATCCAACTTCATTTGACTTGTAGTTTTCTTTGGATCTATTGCCATTACACTCTGAACATTCTTTAGAACTTCTGCGCCAAACTCTAACACGAGTAATTCAAACGGTTGAACATTCTTTTGCATTTGTTCTTGGACTTTCAGTTTATCCGTATTCTTTGCCCAAGTCAAAAGATTGCCGTCAGATATATTTGTACTGTTTAGGGCAAACGACTTATCATAAAATGCCCATCTTTTTACAAGTCCTTCCATTGTCTTCTCATCTATCGTCAGACCAGCTTCTTTTGTGTTCTTTTTGATATACTTTTCCCACCAACGTTGATGCCATACACCAATGGTGTCAGTATCTAAACAATTCATCTTATTCTGAAGAGTTGTTAGTTTTGTTACAAAGTAATTCAGTCGTTGATTGAACTTTTTAGTCTTACCAACCACGATTGATTTTGGTTTGGTAATACTAAATGTTTCTTGTGAATGTGCATTTACTTGTTCTATCATTCCGGCTAAAACTCTTGCATAGTCAGGATAATCTTCTATCTTTTCACCTTTATCATTATACAAAGAAACTCCGTGAAAAACAATATAAGCACCGTCGTAGTTGATTACATTTGCACTTTTCGGGTACATAATTTCAAGATTCATCCAAGCTTTACCATCTTGAAAAATCTTCTTTTGTTGGTTTAGAGTTAGTTTTTGAATTGCCTTTTCCAAATCAGAGAACGCAAATGTAAATGCCTCTTCAATAGCACCACGACCACCAAACTTCGTCTTGATACTTTCATAATCCATTCCACCATTCTTG